ATTTATAGAAGCGGGTTTAGTAAATAAATTTGCACAAGAGTATATGAATGATGCTCGTGACTTGTCATCCGCTGCATTTAAAACAGATAGAATACAATATCATGATGGTGTATTTAAATCTATGGATAACTACACATACCTAGTCATACGTAACGAAGCTATACCTATAAACGTTTATATGGGTGTAGACATTGCAGCTACCGCTACACAACAATCAGACTTCCAAGTTATTATGGTTATAGGTGTTGACTCTAATAAAAACAGATATGTACTAGAGTATTACAGAGAACGTATACCTACATTTGATTTACCACAAGAAATTATCAAGATGTCAAAAAAATATAGTCCAGTTAGAAGAGTTACTATCGAAACAGTTGCAGCTCAGGAGATGGTACGTGATATGGTTACGAGAATGGCAGCTTCTGATAGAAAACTTATACCTGGCATATTTAAAGGGGTTAAACCACCGCCAGGCATCAAAAAAGCTGACAGGTTAGAAACTTCTTTAGGCCCGATAGTAAATAGTAAAAAATTATACATACGTAGAGAGATGACAGAGTTGGTAGATGAAATGTTTGAACATCCTGTTCCAAAGAACGATGACTTGATGGATGCTTTGTATTATTCTGATTATTACGCTAAATCACCACTAAGTTCTAGTATATCTGTTAGTGAAATGAATTCTGGTAAAAAAAGAGGTGGAAAGTTAAAAACTTACTACAATTGGATGACTGGTGCAAGGAACTAAGGAACTTTTAGTTGATTTTTACGTTTTTTATTTGTATATAACAAAAAGTTGTTTAACTTATACGTAAACCCAGAGTCACATACATTATGGCATTAGAACAACACCCTCTTTCTTTAGAAAATCAAGAGTTACATCGTAGATGGAGAGACGCTAGAAAAGATTGGGAAATAGAAGCTCGTAATGATATTGACTTCTATCATGGTAATCATTTTACAAACGCTGAGTCTGAAGAGATGCAATCTCGTAATCAGGCTGACGTTCCTATGGACAGAATATCTCCAGCTGTCGAAAAATTAAAAAGCGTACTCACATCTAAACCTCCAGTATTTACAGCTATACCTAGAGAAGATTCTGATGTTAAAATTGCATCTGCTTGGAGAACTATACTAGGATACATATGGCAATTGTCTGACGGTGATGTACAGATGAAAGATGCAATACATGATTACGCTATAACAGGGTTAGGGTATTTATATGTGTATATCGACAACGAAGCTGACTTTGGAAAGGGTGAAGTTAAATTTACGTCTGTTAATCCGTTTAGGGTTTATGTACCTCCATCTTCACGCGATAGATTCTTTCAAGATGCTGATGCTATTATTTTATCTACGATACTAACTGGTGACCAAATTGTAAATCTATATCCTTTTCTTGGGCCTTCTATTGACGAAGAGACTGGGGAGTTGGTGCCAGGATTGATACAAGACATATCTACATACCAAGAAGAAGATTATCCATACGGTCAAAACAAAAACAGTATGGATGTAAAAACTCCAGCAGAAACAAAAGATTTTGATTATTATAATCAAGAAAAATTTCAAATATTAGAAAGATTTTATAAAACTAAAGTTCCTTTTTACAGGGTAGTAGATTCTCGTAGTGGTGAAGAGATGGTTATGAGTGAAGAGGAATTTTCTAATTTCTTAAAAGAAAATCCAGGCGTTTTTGAGCGTGGTCTTATGATGTTTGAAGAAGTGATGCAAACAAGAATCGGTGTCGTTGCCACCGTAGGTGAGGTTCTCTTGTATGAAACAGTCCTCAATACTGATGTATATCCTATTGTTCCTTTACCTAATGTATGGTCAGGTACACCCTATCCGAAATCGGATGTCTCTCGAACTCGACCAATGCAACGTCTTTTAAATAAGTTGTTCTCACTTTCGTTGTCACACGCTCAAGCGTCTGCTGGATTAAAACTATTAGTACCTTTAGGTAGTGCTGTTAACGGTCTAAGTCAACTAGAAAGAGACTGGGCTAATCCTAATGCTGTTATAGAAATAGATACATCACAGGGAGAACCACACTATCCATCACCTACACCACTAGCAGCAGAATTTTATAGACTGATAGACAAAGCTGAGTTTTATATAGATTTTATATTTGGGTTACCAGAAATGATGCATGGTTTCGCAGATAAAGCTCCTGACACAGTTAGGGGAACTGAACGTATGATGTTACTTGGTTCGGAAAGACCAAAATCTAAGTTACGTGACATTGAGTTTAGTGTAAATATTTTAGGTAGAGTTATGTATTCTTTTAGTAAAGGACATTACACATTTCAAAAAATGTTTAGGTTGATACAACCAAATAACAATATAAATGAGGTGTCTGTAAATACATTGTATGATGATTACAACTCTACAATTATTGATATTGTTAAAGATAGAAACAATATTGGACAACATGATATACGTATAGAAGCTGGTTCTACATTACCACAAAGTAAATACGCTGAGTATGGTGTATACCTAGAAGCGTATCAAGCTGGACTTGTTGACAGAACAGAGGTATTAAAAAAGAACCCAGAAATATTTGACAAAGAGGGTGTAATGTCGAGAATGAGTGAGATTGCTCAGTTGCAACAAATGAATCAACAGATGCAACAAGAAATCCAAAAATTGCAAGGTGACTTGCAAACGGCACAAAGGGAGTCTGTCCAAGACAAGAAACGAGTCGCAGTTGAGAAATTCAAACGTGACTTAAATGAAGTAAGGGCAGACGCAAAAGCTAATAAAAAAGTGCAAACAAATAAGTTTGCCGATACAGTGAAGTTCGAGTTGGAGAAATTAAAACCTTATATGAATGGGTTGGAAAATCCAAATACTGGTGATACACCACCAGAAGGTATTGGTTCTGCTCCTGAAAACAACGAAACATTGTAGAAAGGAAAATAGTAATGGAAAATTACACAACTGAAGCTGAAGCAAATTCTAACGACGCATCTGTAGTAGATGCAGTAGTTGGGACTGAGGAGAACAATCCTTTTGCTGATGATAATAGCGTACAAGGTCAGGAGTACAATGATATTCCTGAACAGTCAACTGAATCAACAACAACACACGTAGATTGGGAAAACGAAAGTAAAAAGTGGCAGTCATTGTATGACAAATCACAATCTAGTTTAACAAAACTCGAAGGAGCTTTGGAAACAGCGGTTCAGATGCAAGGAAACAATACAGCTGTTAATCAACAAAAAGAACAAGTGCCTCAGGTATCCGAGGAGGAATTTAATCCTTGGGACGCCTATTACAAGCCAGAATCACCGTCTTATAAAATGAGAGTATCTCAAGAACAACAGTCGGTGCAAAGTGCTATTGAAGGACATATGAGTAAAATGAATGAGAATATTGCCTTAAATAACACTATAAACGAGTTAAAAAACGTACATAAAATGCCTGATGAAGATGTAAAAGACTTCTTACAATTCGTTACCCAACCAAGAGAAAATGTTGGATTAGACAATCTAGTAAAACTTTGGATGGATGTGAATGGTAAAAAAAGGCAACAAGGCGTTTATAACTCATTGGAAGCGGTAAAACAGTCCAGAAAAAATCCTGTAACGCCAGGCGCAATACAGGGAGCTGACCCTAGAACTAGACCTAAGAGTGAATCAGATTCAGCTTGGGAAGGTATTATGGGAGCAGCCGTACATGGAAAATTACCGTAAACTTGTAATTTAACAATAAGGAGTTTACAATGGCTATAAATTCAGGCATCGTAAAAGCTACTGACATGGTTCAAGCTTCTTCAAACGCTCATGATGGTGTACAAGGCGGAACCCCTGACGTAAGAAGAATCTATAACTTTGGTGATAGAGTAGCAGACTTAGCCCCTGAAGAGTCACCTTTCTTTGTTTATTTAAGCAAAGTAAGTAAAGTACCAACAGATGATTCAGTATTCCGTTACTTAGAAGACCGTTCAAAAATTGATTGGACAAGTCGTAACTTTCTATTAAAGGGAGCTGTCAATAGTGGTTCTGCTGTTTCAGCTGGTACAACATACACAATGACAGTAGACGATGGAAGTGCGTCTATTGATTATTTGATTAAGGGAATGGTATTTGCAGTTGAGACTGCTGATGGAAGTGCAGGAACTTCTGCTGACGCATCCGCTGCTCAAGTAATTGTAAGAATAGAAACATCACCTGTTGATAATGGAGCAGACACTACATTCACTGGTAAAGTAATTAGTGTTTCTAATTCAGGCGGTGGTACTGATT